GGGGCCATCCCATACGTAGTATGGGGGTTCAGCACCTAACTGTTCGATCCGGGTCAACACGTTGATTTTGTTGGAGAATAAGACTTCATGAAGTCTTCGGGCATGAGTTAGGGACCTAACTCTTATTTGCGCGTAACCCGTTGATTTCATTGAGTGCACAGTTGGCGCTGTCATATGAGTCAGGCCTCACTCATATGAGTTAGGTCGTCTTCCGGCCCGTCCTGGTAGACCCAGACAGCGGGGTTTTCGACCTGAAGGCTGAGCCCGGACTGGGGGCATTTGAAGTGGCTGGGCAGGACCGGACGGGCCGTCGTGGTGACCTCGCCGGTGGTCGGATCGACCATCCTCGATGGGCAAACCGAACTGCATGCCCTCCACGCAGAGATAGCCAAACCGCGACCGGGTGACGGGAAAGCCGAACCCGGAAGGGTCGCGCAGGAACTTCACGAAGCCCTTGGTGGCGAGCACAGAGAGGCGCTCGCGAATGGTGTGTTTGCTGCCCAGACCACCCCGGTTCTCGAAGGTCTCGGCGAACTGCATGGCGGTGTAAAGCCGTTCGCCCGCCGCCTCATCGAGGAGCATGCCAAGGATGACATCGTGCTTGCGCAGCCGTTCGGCGTCGAACTTGGCACCGACCTCCTTGCGCACCAGCCGCTCGTTCATCGGGTTCAATTCGACCCAGCGACCCGCCACCTTGTCGATCAGCTTGCCGGGGAGCGCGGGGCCATTGCGCAACTCGATTTCGAGGCGGCGCTGGGTGCTGTCCTCGTCGGGCCGGTGCATCAGCAGACCAGAGGTATAGAAGCCCCGCAGCGCGCTGGCGCCGGAAAGGGCGAGGAAGGGATCGTCCTTGACCTGATGCTTGGCCGCCTTGCGGGTGTGGTGGGCGAGGATGACACCAGCGTCCGGATTGACCGCTTCGCGCAGCATCTCCACCCGGTCCTTCAGGAAGAACATCATGGCGGTGTTGTCGTTCTCGCCGCCACCGTCTGGGCCGCCATCAAAGAGGTTGCGGATCGGATCGATGACGATCACGTCGGGCGGCGCATCGGGGAAGGCCGCCCGGATCGCCTCGACGATGCGAGTGACGCCGTCGGCGTCCAGCAGCAGCTTCAGCTTGGGCGTGGCGATGAAGGTGTCGCGAGCGGCCGCGATCACCCCGGGGGCCAAGCTGATCTGCTGCAACCGCTCGCGCAGGTAGTGATACTGGATCTCCGCCTGCAGATAGAACACGCGCAGCGGCCGGGGCGGTGTGAAGCCGAGGAACGGCACGCCTGCCGCCATGTGGACAAGCCAGGAGATAAGGAAGTCGCTCTTGCCGACCTTTGGCGCGCCGCCCAGCACCAGCAACCCGCCCGGCGTAAGCACGCGCGGCGCGATGATGTCGTCGGGCATCGGGCTGCGATCATCGAGCAGTGCGCCAAGACTGAAGGTTGGCAGCGGGCTGGCGGGGGCGTTGGGGCGTGCCGCACGAATGAGCGGTGGGCCGTTGCGCTTCACATGTAGGGCCCAGAGCGCTTCGGCTTCGGCCTGCAGCCGGTCCAGCGGCCAAGACGGGCGTAGCATTGCGGCGTTGTAGCCGCAGATCGCTTCCCACCCTTCGGCGGGGTCAAGACGCCCGTCGTGCACGAGGCGGATGTAGTGTCCAATGGCGGCGCTCGCCCCCTGAAATCGCGACCAGTCATCCACAGCGCCTTCGCGCACCGGAGTGGTCAGGACGGCATCGACGCCCGGCTTTGCGACGGACGACGGGGGGCTGGCCATGCCCACACCGTGCAGCGGCGGCATGTCGGCCACGCGTTCCGCGAAATCAGACAGGTCGACTTCGATCGGGTTGTGATCGCGGATCTGCACCAGCCGCTGATGGCCGTGCTTGTGATAGACCGTCCCCGCGACACGGATCGGCTGGTGCGCCGAGCGGAAATGGGTGTCACCGCCGACCTTGACGGCAATGTCGCCCCGCAGGCGGCACAGGGTGGCCAGATCCTCGCCATCGGCGGGTTCGGTCAGTTTCCACCAGACATGCAGCTTGGCCGCGCCCTCGGGCGTGCGGCCGCCGCTTTCCACGATCAGGGTGGGCGTGCCGAGGTGGCTGACGATGTGATCCAGCTTTGCCGGAATGTCGCCCGCGTCGAGGTCGACCACGAGGGCCTGCATTTGCAGCACATCGGCGGCGCGGGCCTGGCCCTGTTCGGCGACAGTTCCGGGGATGACATAGACCGCAGCGCCTTCACGGTTGGCCCATGCGGCGAAGGTCGCCAGCTTTTCGCGGGCGGTCGTGTCTGCCGATATCCAGATGTTGTGCGGCTTGCCGTCCCGGCCCTGACCCTTGTCGACAAAGCCCCGCAGCGGGATAAGCCCCTCGCACCAGCTGAACACGGTGTCGAGGAAGGTGGAAATCTGTTTGGGGTCAGGATCGCAGCCGGACGCGGTCACGGTCGGCGGCCCGTCGTTGAAGTCCGTCCAGGGGTTGAAGGGCACGATGTCACTGGTCAAGGCGCAAGGCTCCAGCAACGTGCCGCCCAAGGGCAGAAGCGGCATTCGAAGAAATCGGCGCTGGCGGCAATGCGCGGGAGCAACTCGCCCGCATCGGTCGCCTGGAGGATCCGCACCCCGCGATCCGACATGCGCTGCGCAAGATCGGCATCGAAGGGCACCAACTCGTGGTGCATCTCAGCCGTGTCTTTGTTGATGGCCGTGAACACGGCGGGCGCGGCGCTGATGCCGGGCACGCTCGCTTCCATGTAGGCCTGATAGACGGCGATCTGGGCGGCGTAGACGGGCTTCGATTTCGTGACACCGTCCTTGACGCAGGCGCGCCAGTTCTTGGCGTTCATGGTCTTGCATTCCCAGAGCGCGGGAACGGCGAGATCGAAACCCACGGGGCCAGCAGCGATGATGCCGTCGACATGGCCCCGGATGCGCCCACCCGCGACGGAAAAGCCGAACTGGCCGCCATCGGGTCGGTTGCCCTTCCGGGTGTAAAGGTCGAAGCCCGCGTCGCGCAGCCAGGCCACGGCCAGATCCTCCAGCGCATGGCCGATGGCAAAGATGCGCAGGGACTGTCCGCTGAAGTCCTGGCCGTCATCCTTCGGAGCGGTCGTGAATTCGAACTGAAGGGCGCGCTCGCAGGCATGGCCAAGGCGCGACCCGCCCAGATAGTCGCGGGGCTTGCGAGTTGCCTGATCGGCGGTCAGGGCCTGATCGACGGCGGCATTGACCTGGTCGGCGAAGCTCGGGCGGTGATTGAAGTCCAGCGTCAAAACGGCACCTCCGGCGCATTGGCTTTGGCGATGTCGGACATGGCCTCGCGGAAGCCCTCGACGGCTTCCTCGATCAGGGCACGCACTTGCGCCTCGGTCAGACCGGCCAGCGGGGTGGCCCATCCGATCTCGTCCATCAGCAAGGCGACGCGTTTCATGGTGGCGGCGATGGCCGCGCGCTCTTCATCGGTCAGGTCAACCATGGCCACACGCTCCCGCGCCAAACGCGTCCAGTAGCCTTGGCAGGACATCGAGCAGAACCAGACCGATGGCCGGGGCCGCTTCGACCGGTGCGGATCGAACCAGCCAAAGCCACGGCTGGGTTGCCGGCAGACAGCACAGAGCGTTCCACGCGGATGCCAAAGCCGCCGCCGGTCCTCGGCCGTGATGATGGTGATGGAGGTCATGGGTCATGCCGCCCTCCGTTCGGGGCTGGCCGCGCTGTCGATCAACTGGCGTATGGCGCGCTTGTTGAAGCCGAAGGTCATCAGCGCCGAGGCGCGGTAGCGCGTCAGGCCGAAGTCATGGCGGCACTCGGGGGCCAAGTATTGCAGCTGCTTTTCGGTCGGCGGCTGGCGGAGCCAGGAACGGGTCTTGAAGGCGCTTTCGTCGGTTTCATGGGTGTTCAGCCAGTCATCGGCCTGCGCGAGGCACACGGTGCGTTCGCCAACGCCCAGCAAATGCGGGCGTTCGCCCTTGCCACCGCCCACGGCGTACCAAACCCCATCCAGCCAGAAGATGCCGCCCCAGGCGGTGAAGCCGGTAGCCATCATCGCATCGTCTGTGCCGAACAGGTCGACCCATGCAAAGCTGGAGCGCTTCAGCAGGTCGATCTCTGTCATGATGAAACCAGACAGCGGGGCGATGCCACCGCCTTTACCGGCATCGTCATCCTCCCGCGGGAACACCTCGCCACAGAGCGGGCATTCGGTTGCGGCCAGCGGGATTTCAGCGCCACAGCCCGGGCAAGTCTTGGTCGGGGCCTCACCAGCCTCAGTCTTGCCCTCGAGATCAACATCCTGCTCCAGCGTGCCGTGGATCAGGCTGGAGGTGCCGAAGTCCAGCACGACGCAATCGGTTTTCACGATGCCGGGGTGTTCTTCCGGATCCACGATGCGCAGGCCGCGCCCGACCATCTGGATCATGGTGGACTTGTAGGAACTGGGTCGCAGCAGCACGACACAGGAGGTGGGCGGGTGATCCCAGCCCTCGGTCAGCACCGCCACATTGACGATGACGCGGATGCTGCCCGCCGCATAGTCGGCAAGGATCGCCTTGCGTGTGTCGGACGCCAGATCGCCATGGATCAGCGCGGCCGTGATCCCCGCCGCGCGGAATGCTTCGGTGACGTGCTCGGCATGGGCGACTGTGGAACAGAAGATGACGGTCTGGCGGTCGCCCGCCTTTTCCTTCCAGTGGCGGATCACCTCATCGGTGACGGGCGCGCGGTCCATAATGCCCGCCACTTCAGCCATGTCGAAATCCGACAGCGTCTTGCGGACGGACCGCAAGTCGTCCTGCACGCCCACGTCGATCACAAAGGTGCGCGGCGGCACGAGGTGGCCCGAGGCGATCAATTCGCCCAGCCGCACCTGGTCGGCCACGTTGTCGAAAACCTCGCGCAGACCCTTCTTGTCGCCCCGGTTCGGCGTGGCGGTGACACCGAAGATGCGGGCATCAGGATTGGCGTCGCGCACCCGGTCAATGATGCGGCGGTAGCTGTCGGCAACCGCGTGATGCGCTTCGTCGATCACCAGCAGGTCAAGGCGCGGCATGTCGGCCAGGTTCGTGGTCCGTGCCAGCGTCGGCACCATGGCGAAGGCGACCTGACCGCCCCACGATTTCTCGGTGGCGTCGATCACCGAGGTGGAAATCCCCGGCACCACCCGCTGGAACTTGGCCCGGTTCTGGGCGGTCAGCTCGTCGCGATGCGCCAGCACGCAGGCCTTGGCACCATCGACGATCATCTCGCCGGTGACCGCCGACAGCATGATGGTCTTGCCAGCACCAGTGGGTGCCACGCCCAGCGTGTTGCCGCGGGAGGCGAGCGCAGCCACACTGCGCTCGACGAAGGTTTTCTGGCGGGGGCGCAGGCGCATGGCCGATCCCCCTTACTGGGCCCAGCTCGGCCGACCGGCATTGCCGGGGGCTGAGGCGGGCTGGCTGGGACGGGTGGCGGGGGTGGTCTGCTGCGGGGCATAGCCTTGCGGCGCGGCAGTGCTGATCGGCAAGGCAACCGTCCCCATCAGAGCGGCATAGTCGCGGTGATCGGGGGTGACCGCGCCCCGCACCTCGTTCTTGTCGTCGCCGTTGGTGTCCTGGCCGATGTCGATCCGGGCCACGAATTCCAGCCCGTCCAGATCGCCGAACCCGTTGATGCGGCGGCGCGCCTGCGCTTCGGGCGAGTTGTCCTTGTCGGAAATCCCGCGTGCCGAGTTCAGGATGCCGCGGATCAGGCTGCGGCCCATGTTGGCCCAATCCGGACCCTTGGGGCTGTAAAGGCCAATCAGCGACCAGATCTTGCGGCGCGCATAGGGCCCGTCGACCACCGTGTATTCGGCGTCGAGATAGACCGCACCGGTCGCGGCGCGCTTTGCGAAACCGCCTGTCCAGCCCTGCGAGGGATCATCGAAGCCGCCGGGGCGGATGGTCAGGCGCACCTTGGCCAGCGTGCCCTTGGGGATGACGTTGGAGTTGGATTGGGCGGAGTTGAAGTCGTTCCAGATACCGGACATGGCACGGTTCCTTTCAGTTCGAGTTGGTGGAAGGGGTGATTTCTGCCGACGATCCGGCAGGGTCGGCCGAGGCGACGGCCGGATAACTCAGGCGTTCCAGTGCCGGGCGGATCGGGCTCTGGATCTTGGCCATCAGCCGCCCGAGGTGCGGTTCCTCGACCATGGCCAGACGCCCCGAACGATCCTTGGCGGGGTAACCCCACGGGTTCAGCGTTTGGCAGACGAAGGTGCGCTGGGGCTGGCCATTGGCATCGGCAATGTCGGCCATCGTGATGACCTGATCGACGATGCCCGGCAGTTCGAGGCCGGTCTTGCTGCCATCGATCTGCGGCTGGAAGACC